CGGGCTGGCTAGCGCTGACGGACCACGGCAACGGCACGGCGACGCTCTCGGGCACATCCGCGACGACCGGGTCATTCTCGGTGACTCTCCTGGCTAGCGATGGCCTGAACCTAGTCCAACAGAGCTTCACGGTCGTGGTGACCAATACGGCCCCGACGTTCACCTCCACCGCGCCAACGACCGGCAATGTGGGCGTCGTTTATACCTACAACATCACCGCCACCGACGCGGAAGGCAATGCGATCACGATCACGGCTCAGGCCAAGCCATCCTGGGCAACGTTTACGAACAATGGCAACGGCACCGCCACATTAACCGGTACGCCGACAGCCACCGGCAATGCCTCGGTGACGCTGACCGCATCGGATGGCCTGGCTTCCACTAACCAAAGCTTCACTATCGTGGTGTCCGCATGATCTTTACCAGCACGCCCCTCACGAATGCGACCGCGGGATCTCCCTGCTTTTGCCCCGTCGCCGTGGACGCGCCGGGCGGCACGCCGACCACGACCCATGCGCGATTCTGGATTTTTGGCGGCGGTCCAGGCTGCGCGGTCGGCCATCGGTTGATCTCGACGGCGGAGATCGCCATCGGGTCGGCGGGTCTCCACGCGGTCGGGGTGGACGAATTGCTGCCCGCTGGCCTGTATTACACGGCCATCCTGTGCGACGCGCCGATCATGGTGTCAGGTCCCCCGGCTTCGGCCTGCCTGTCATTGGTGCCGCCGGCGGACGCCGCGCCCAATGCCGCGCCGCTGAACGGCTGGACCGCCACCTATACCTACGGGGATTTGCCGGAGACGCTATCGGGGCTCACCCGCGCGGCGGTTTCTCCATGCGTGTTCGTGCGATTTTAGTTTTTCCAGAACCGGGATGATCCCGGTCTGGATACCGAGGAACGGGCCGCGGCCCAAGGGATGGGCCAAGGCCCCGCATATTCTTGAGTCAATTCAATTTACGCGATTCGCGGGAGGTTAAACCGTGGCAAAGCAGAGTGAAGCGGGCGGCGATACGCCTGACCCGGCGGTAGTGGATGGCGTGACCGTCAAGTTCCTAGCGGCGCACGAGCATAACGGCGTCTTGATGCTGCCGGGAATGCGGCGGAATGTCCGCCCGGAAGAGGGCGAATTATTGGTGGGCCTCGGTGTCGCGGCCCTGGTTGAATCGTTGATCGAGGGTTAAATCATGGCGGAAGGTTTTCTAGGCGAGGGCGATGTCTATTTTAATCGCTACCAAAACGGCGCGTATTTAGGGTTCGTGGCGCTGGGCAACTGCGAAAGTTTCGAAATCAAGACCGACGCGGAAACCAAGGAGCGGATATCGCGGCAGCGGGACACTTATGGCCAAGTGCTGTCCTCGGTGTCGATCGGTAAGCCCAGCACGCTGAGCATCGCGTTCAACGATGCGGCGGCGGATAACATCGCCCTGCAAACGCATGGTTCGGTCGCGACGATGTCGCAGGCGGCGCTGGCGACGGATACCTCCGAGACCATGACGCTGATCAAGAACAAATGGGTGGAGCTGCCGTCGAAGACCCGCAACGTCGGTACGGTGGCGGTGAAGGTGGGCACCGTCGCCCAGACCTCGGGTACCGACTATGTCGTGCTGGAGCGCATGGGCATGATCAAGGCGCTCACCGACACGGCCGCCACGTCGGTCGCGGTGACCTACCACAAAGGGGCAATCAGCGGCAACCTGATCGCGGGCTCCCAGGACGCCATGATTCGTGGCGAAGTGCGGTTGGATGGGCGGAACAAGGATACCGGTGAGTTGATCATCGTCAGCGTCTGGGACGCCCGTCTGAAAAGCGAAAGCGGCATTGATTTTCTAGCGCAGGATTTCGCGGGCAGCAAGCTGTCCGGGACGATGGTGACGCCGAGCGGCAAGACCGCGCCTTATGAAATCCGCATGAATCTGAACCTGACCGCTCCAACGTGATGCAACTCCATCGCACCCTCGACTTCGGCGCCGGCCTCTCGGCGACCGTTAAGGAGCTGACGGTCGTCGAAGTGCGGCAGTGGCTGGCCGATGGCGGCGAGGGCTCGATGGAGGCGATTCTTCGCGCCAGCCCCGAGTCCATCCAGGTCACCGATGGCCTGGATGAGACCTGCCTCGGGGAAGTTTGGGACGCCCTCCTATCCCTCAACGCCGCGCTGTTCCGCGCCAAGGGCGACGGCAAACCGCTCGGCAAGCTGGGCCTCGCGCGGATGGCCCAGAACATCGATAAAACCTGCCTAGCGCTGATCGAGCGCGGGCATCTTCACATCTATTCCTATCCCTACCGGCTCTACCTGCTCGCCATCCAGCGAGCGGAAAAAAAGGGCTAAGCCGTGGACGCCAAGGCCTCCCTGCAACTCGCCATCAATACCGCCGTCTCGGGGCTGAATAGCGTCAACGCGCTGATCAAGGCCATTCGGGATTTGGGCGGCGATTCCGCCAAGGCCGAGCAAGAGGCCCAGCGGCTGGCCGATGAACTCCAGCATCTTACCCAGCAGCAACGGCTTATCGACACCTTCCGCCAACTGAGCGAAGGGGTCCAAAAGGCCGACGCCGCGTTTCAAGAATCCCAAGCCAACGCCCAGCAATGGGCGCTGCGTTATAAGCAGGCTCAGAGCAATGTCGAAGCTGTCGAGAACGCGCTTAGGAATGCCCAGCGAGAGCTTGGCAAGACCTTCGACGCCGCTGGCATTAAGACGCTCAAGAGTGATATCGCCGATCTCGAACGGGAGCTGAAGGCCGCCCAGAAGGAGGCCAACCAGTACGGCAAGGAGTTCGACAAGGCCAGGGGCCAAACCCGAGCGCTCGGCGACGCCGCGCAAACCCAGCAGGTCGCCTTGCAGAAACTGCGGGGCGAGATGGACCGGGCCGGCGTCTCCTGGCGCAATATCGAACTGGCCGAGGCCAAGGTTCGGAAAGGGATGCGCGACACTCAGGACAGCATCGCCGCCCTGGGGGAAAGCCTCAAGACGGAAGCTACCCAAGCCAAGACCGCGAAGGAAGCCAATGAAGCCCTGCGGAAATCCTTGGAAGCAGCGGGCCAGGCGGCGCGGGAGGTGTTTGGGAAGGAGATGGCGGATGCTGGCAATGCTCTCGGCAAGTTTCATGGCGAGTTTCAGCAACTGCTTAAGGATCTGGGCAAGACCGACCAGGGCGTGACCGAGTTTTACGGCTTGGCGGCGGCGATCCAGAAAAGCGAAACCGCCATCGAGCAATTGGACGACGCCACGCGGTCGCTCTATCGCGGCTTCGAGGCCGGGCGGGATGTGGCTAGGGCCAGGGATATCCTGGGGCTTGGCGATTCCACGGCGATTCGGGCGGAAGTCGAAAAGGTCAAGCAGTCCTTCGATACGCTCAGGGCTAGCGGCAAGCTGAGCTTCGGTGAGTTGGCGCAAGCCCAGATCAAGGCTGCCGAGAAAATCCATCTGTTGCGCGATGAGACCGGCGGCTACCTCTCGGTCTTGAGCCGGATGCAGGGCGCCCTCCTGGAGGCCGGCATCGCCGGGGCGGGCTTGGTGGCGGTGGCGCGTCAAGCCATCGAATTCGAATCGGCGATGGCGAAAGTGGCCAAGACCACCGACCTATCGGCGGATCAAATCGGAAGTCTTGGCGGGCGGTTGCAAGACCTTTCCCGCGAGATTCCGATTTCGGCGTCCGGCCTCGCGGACATCGCGGCGGCGGGCGGGCAGTTGGGTATTGCCAGTAACCAGATCGAAGGTTTCGTGCGGTTGGCCGCGCAAATGTCCACGGCCTTCGATATTCCGGTGGAAGCCACCGGCGAAGCCGTCGCCAAATTGATCAACAACTTCAAGCTGTCGATCGATCAAACCCGGTTGCTGGGCGACGCCATCAATACGCTAGGAAATAACACGGCGGCGAAGGAAAGCGCCATTGTGGATGCCTTGGCTAGGATTGCGGGCGGGGCCACTCAATTTGGCTTGGGGGCTGAACAAGCCGCGGCGCTGGCGACGGCCATGCTGTCGCTTGGGACGCCTACCGAGACGGTGGGCACCGCCATCAATGCGATGCTGTCCAAGCTGCAAACGGCGCGACAGGGAACAAAGAGTTTTCACGAGGGGCTTAACGCCCTAGGTCTCGACGCCGAGCGGGTGGCGAAATCGATTCAAGCCAATCCGCAAAAGGCGCTCAGCGATTTTCTGCATACCCTGGAAGGGCTGAGTGGACAGGCTCGCTCCGAAGTATTGGTCAAGCTGTTCGGGCTGGAATACCAAGATGATGTCGGGCGCTTGGTCAATGCCCTAGGCGAATACGACAAGGCCTTGGCGCGGGTGGCCGACCGGTCGAAATACGCCGGGTCCATGGATAAGGAATTCCAAACGCGCCTAGAAACGACGGAGAAGCAGCTACAGCTGACTCTCAACGCCCTCAATAACGTCGCCGTCAATCTCGGCACGGTGTTTTTGCCGGCGATACGCGAGGCGGCGCAAGGGATTGGCAAGGGGGCGGATGCGCTGGCCGGCTTTGCCAAAAAGTTTCCCGAGATCGCTGGATTGGCGACCACGCTATTATCCGCCGCGCTTGCCGCTCAGTCCTTGCGGGTGGCCTTGCTGTTCCTGGGTGGCGTGGGCGCCAAGGCGTTCGATTTTGTCACAACTTCCTTGCCGCATTTGACCACCGAGGCGGGCGCGGCGACGAAAGCCATAGGCCGGCTGCAAACCGCCATGCTCGGGTTGGCGTCCTTCACCGTCGGTTGGGATCTCGGTAACTGGCTGCGGGAAAATTTCGAAACCGCCCGGCTGTCCGGGGTCGCTTTCGTTGAAGCGACGATGTCCGGTCTTGAGTATTTGCGCTATGCCTGGGAATCCTTCAGCGCCTTGGTGGGCGATGACACCCTCGAAGCCGCCACCGCGCGGCATCAGGAGCGCTTGCAGCAGAATGCCGCCATTTTCGAGCAGATGTATGCCGATGCCCAATCGGGCGCGGGCGAGGTCATCAAGGCGGTCGATCGGATGGCGGCGTCCCAGGGTAAGGCCGGCGAGGCCGGCAAGGGCGCGGGCCAGCAAATCACCGACGCGCAATACGAGGCGAAGGCCGCCCTGGAGCGGACTCAGGCCGCGATCGAGGCCATCGACAAGAGCTTGAAAAAAGTCTTCCAGGATGGCGCGGAGTCCGAGAAGCAGGCCCTTGAGATCGTCAAATCGTTTTACGAGGATCGCGAGGCTACGGCGGGTCAGCAGTCCAGGACGGAAGCCGAGCGGGAAAAGACGGGCACTCAGTTGCTGATTGCCGAATCGGCGTCGCGCATGAAGGTCGTGGAGGACCACGCGGCGAAGAAGTTGCAACTGGTGGAGGCCGCCTATAAGGACGAATTGGCCAAGGCGCAACAAGGTACGGACGCGCAAGCGGCCTTGATCCGAGGCTCCGCCGAATACCGGCGGCAGGTCTGGGAATCCCTGGCCGGCACTTACCGCGAAGTCATTGCCTCTCTCGTCGCCGAGGACCAGCGCCACCTAGCCAACATCCGCCAAATCGAGGAGGAGCGGGCCGGGCTGCATCGCGACACGGATTCCGTCATCCGCGATATTTTGCAAGGGACGATGGATGAGTCCGAGCAGTTCTACGACAAACAACTGGAAGCCGCCGACCTCACCGCCAAGGCGCGGAAGGCCTTGGCCGATGGCGACTTAAAAACCGCCGAAGCCTATTCAAAATCCGCCGATCAGCTCAATCAGGACGTGGCGAAAACGGCGGCCTCGGCCTATAAGACTGGCGAAGCGTCTGCTCAAAGCGTCAATTATTTCATCGGCAAGTTTAAGGAAGGCCGCCAACTCACGGACGACATCCTGGCCGCCAAGAACAACGCGGAGCAGCAGCAGCACGCCGCGCTGCAAGCCTCCATCAAGGATACCCAGGATGGCCTTGGCTATGTGCAGACGCAAATCGCCGACATTGATAAGCAACTGGCCAACCCCAAGCTGCTCCAAGTCGCGCTAGATGGCGAAAGTTTTAACGCGGTGCAGTCGGCGATTAACGCGCTGGTTTCGGAATCCGCCACCAAAGTTATCGATATCGTCTACCGCGAGCCGGGCTATGCCATCGGCGGACCGCTGCCGGTGCAGGGTCTGGCCTCCGGCGGGGTGGCGCGGAAGCTGAAAGCGGGCTTGATCTCGGGTCCTGGCACCGGCACGTCCGACGATATCACGGTCAATGTCAGCAACGGCGAACACGCCTTCGTGACCCGCGCTAGCCGCGCCAAGACTTTATGGCCGCTGCTGAACTTCCTGAACTTCGCCCCGGAATCGGATGTTGCCGCCCTCGTCGGCGCTCTGCGCCTCGCGGCGGCGGGTCGGGGATATGACTGGGGTTCGGGTGGGCCGGGATTCGCCGGGGGCGGGCCAATTAAAGGGAATGGCGATGGATCGGCTTCGACTAGCGTTACGGTTTCGGGAGGCAGTGATTTCTGGACGCGCTACGAAAGCGCCGCCCGGCAACATATCGAGGCCGTGAAGCAGTCGCTGCAAGGCTTGCTGTCCCATTTAACGGACGCCGAGCGGAAGGCGCTGGACTACATTTCGGCAGCCTATGCCGAAACCGCCACGCGGATTGACCTGTCCACGAGCATCCAGGACAAGACGGCTCAAACGACACAGGCCACGCTAGCCGCCGCCGAGAGTCTGCGGCAGTCATTGAACGCCATCGCCATCGAGCATTTAAAGGATCTCGACCGCGCCGAGCAGGACGAACTCCAAAAAGCCAAGACTACCGGAGTGAAGCGCAAGGCGGTGGAGCAGCAATTCGCCCAGGCGAGGCAACAAATTTGGATCGATACCGAGGCGGTGTATCAAAAGTTCATCGATAGCCTCAGCGCCAAGGATCAGCAATACGAAGCGGCGGCGAAACAGCGTCTGGAGGAAGTAGGGCAAGCCCTGCAAGCCTCTTTGTCCCGCTCGGCGGAAACTGGCAAGACGATCTTGGAGGCCGTCGCGTCGGCGTTCGAGGATTATCGGGCGAAGGTCAACGCCAGTTTGTTGCCGGACGCCCAAAAGGAAGCCTTGACCACGCGGAGCGTCCTAGCGGAAGCCGCGGCGCGGCAAGCCGCCTTGCAAGACCTTGCCCGCCAAAGGCTACGGGATGTGGACGCCGCGTATCGCCAAGAAACGCGCTTGGCTCACGTCAGCGCGGACGCTAGGGCGCAAATAGAAGAACAATCCGCCACGGCGCGGAAACAGATTTGGACTGATTTGCTCGGCGAATACCAGAAGACTACCGATCAGCTGATCGCCGAGGATCAGCGGCATGTCGAGGCGGCTAGGCGGCTGGAGCAAGAACGCCAGGATCTGCAAGTCGGCGTGGAAAACACGCTCCGGGAGATTCGCCGGGCAGGGATGAGCGATGAGGAGGTGAACCAGGACCGGTTGAAGCAGGCCGCCGAGGAACTCGGCCAAGCCCGCGTGGCCAGGGCCAAGGGCGATTACGAGGCCGCGAAAAGATATGCCGAGGACGCGGCGGCCATTTTCGCCGACAGCGCCAAGCAAGCCGCTGGCGATTTGAAGGCCGGCACCGGCACGCAAAAGGACTTGGATGTGCTGATCGGGCAGTACCAGACGGCGGCGAAGCTGGCCGAGAACATCGTAACCGCCCAGCAACAGGCGGAGGAAAGCCAGCATCAGGCGCTTCAGGCGGCCATTCAGGACAACGTCAATGGCATGGCCGATATTCAGGCGCGGATCGATGCGATCGATCAATCTCTGGCGGACCCTAAGATCGTCAAGACCGTCGTGGATGTGACCAGCTTCGAGGCCGTCAAGGATGCCCTGGCGGAATTGACGAAGCCAGAAACCAAGGTTATCACCGTGCAACAGGTCAGTGGCCATGCCTTGGGTGGCCCCTTGTTCGTGCAAGGCCTGGCGTCCGGCGGGGCGCCCCGGAAACTAAAACCGGGGCTGATCTCGGGTCCTGGCACCGGCACGTCCGACGATATTACGGTCAAGGTCAGCAATGGCGAACACGCCTTCATCACCCGCGAGGCCAGGGCCAGGAAGGTTTGGCCGCTGCTGGACTATTTGAACGCCGCCCCGGAGGGCGAGTTCTCCGCATCCCTCGCCAAGATCAAGGCCGCCATGGCCGCGCCCCGTTTCGCCGAGGGGGGTCCCATTTCCAGTCTCGCCACCCTGTCGCCGCAAGCCATGGCGGCGCCCGCGCCTCGCGTGGCGGGGGAATCGATTAGCGTGACCCTGAAGCTCGGGAGCGGCGCCGCGACCGGGGCGTTTCCGGTGGTCGATTCGACCCGGAAGCTCCTCGCCGATTTGAAGAAGGCGGGATTGGCGGCTTCGACATGACCCCGACTATCGTGACGTATCTTCGACCCACCGATACCGGCGGCGCGGTGGACTGCTCCGGCGAAACGCCGGTGACGGACGGCTATGCGCCAAGCGTGGGCCTCATCGTCCGTAACCTCACGGCCAAGGGGTTGGAGCAGGCGGATGGGCGCGTGACGGTCAGGATGCAGCCAGAGGGCTTGCTGGATTTGCGAAATCCCCAGCGGGTGACGGTGTATCTGCAATCAAGCGCGCGCGATGATTTCGATAGGATCGTGTATTTGGCCGTCGATCCCAATGGCGAGTATCCCAACGCCGATATCAATATTTCGTGGGGGAGCTGGCCGCCTCCCGCCGTGAATCTAGCGACGGGGATCCGATTCATTCGGCCCGGATTCGAGAGTTGCCCCATTAACGTGCAATGGTGCGTGCCGTTCGGGGACGCGGTGGATGATGATCTGCCCCTGACCGCCTTGCCGTTTTTCTTTTCGAGGGATTTTTCCTTCAAGGCCATGGGGTTCGCGCCGGGGAGAATTTCGGCGTCCGGGACGGTGAATCACGGCTCGGGTGGATCTCGCTATCGGTATTTTGCCGCCAGCTCCCTGGGCGACCGGAACGCCTTCGCGTTGTACGCCTCGGACCCTGAGCTTTACAACCAGTTTTATGCCTGGCGCCACTGGGGTAGCCCGCGCCAGCCCCTGGCGGTCACGCGCGAGCGGCGGGCCTTCAGTCTCGTCACGAAAACCTTGTTCGCCGCCCAGGTTCCTTATCCAAGCGGCGGCTCGCCCGAGTCAATCGCCGCGTATATCGATGGATACACCGCGTTTGGGCGCGTTCATGGCACATGGCAAATTGACGCCGACCAATGGCCGGTGATCCAGCTAGACGATCATGATTACCAGGTGCTGGGGTTTGGCTGCCGATCGATGTTTGTCACCACTGACAATTGGGGAGGCATCCCGGTTTTTTTGAGGCGTCTTTAATGGCGAGCCTGGCCACGATCGATCTACCTGACGACGTGCTGTGGACCGATGAGTTCGAGCACCGGCCCGTCGCCATGACGGTCTCGCGCACGCTGAGCGGCCGGTTGGTGACGCAATCGGCGGCGTTGCTAGGCGGCAGGCCCATTACCCTCGACTGCGGCTGGCTGGACCATGAAACGCTGGCGCGATTGATAGCATTGCGGGATGAGCCGGGGCTCCAGATGACGCTGCTTCTGCCGGGGGGGCGATCATTCCCGGTGGGGTTTCGCCACGCCGACCCGCCCGCCATCATCGCGACGCCAGTGATCGCCTACCCTGATCACGATGATAGCGATTTTTACGAAGTCACCTTGAAATTAATGGAGTTTTAGATGGCCATTCAACCTAGCGAGCTAAAGCTGTATCGGTCGGCGACGGTCACCCGCACGGGCGCCAATGGCGGGCGATTGTCGGCGTCCGAAGTCGTGTCCGGAAATAAAAACAATATCTTTCCGGACATATTCGAGCGTGACCGGGCGAATGGCGCGGTGTTTTACCGCAAGCTGTTTTTTAAGCTGGCCCAGGCGGGCAACGCTTCGCTCAATAACGCCAGGGTTTATCTAGGGGCGCCGACGCCCAGCGGCACCCGGCTTTTGCTCGCGCCGGGCACGCAGCGAGACAACCAGGCGG